GCACATTCAAAGCTGAATGTGGGCCTTGTAATTGTCTAAGACAATTTCTTTCTAAGGTATTAAACCTATTAGGTACACTAACTAGTGTACTTTCTAGATTTATACCTGAAAAGAGATTTAACCTCTCGGTAATCTTTTTACCTAAGGTAGCAGTTGCTTGGGAAGTGAAAGAGTTATTTCTTTCAAAATAAACTCGATCATCAAGAGGGATAGACATTGTTCGAAAGAACAGTGGCCATTCACCTTGCCCTATAGTATCAATCCTATAGGCTTCCTTTTGGATATTTAAATACAATTCTGATATATACCCATGGGCATATAACAGAGGAATGTATTCAAGGTTTCCAAAAATAGGCCAAATACTCTCTTCTTGTTCTACAGAAGTAAAATACATGACAAGATTTTCTGCCACTTGTCCAAGTGGTAGATGCTTATCATCTAAATACTTCCGGTTAGACTCTTCAAAAGATTCTACTGCCAATGAAGTAAAGACACCATGACAGTCGTAGACTGACATAAAGTCCTTCTTTATAGGTATAGTATCTGACCGAAACTTATACCAGATGAGGCTAAATACCTCATCTGCTGTAAGTTGGGTCCTAATCATTCTATTGATTAGTTCGGAGGTATAAGATAAGTCATGAATATATTTTCGGAATTTCTTCCTAGAAGTCTTTCCTAAATACCTTTCATGATAAATCTTATAAAAAGAAGAGATAGCTTGGGGAATTCCTTTTTGAGTCACCCAACCTCTATCCTCACAGTCCAATAGGAGATTGACTAAACGATAATATCGCTTAGAAGAATTTTCTATTGAACTAATCGGAAAAGGAGTAATTTCCTTCCCTTTGAAGATTAACCTTTTTGAAAACTCACAAAGAGTTTCAGAGAAGTGTGTCTTCAAAGGTGAAGTAGTTACTCCGAGGCTTGAAATATAAGTAAGGTAAGTATCAGCTAGAAGACGGTCTCCTATAAGGATATCGTCTCCTAACATGACATATTTGGCTTCTTTCCACTCGATCCCTAGGGATACACAGCATTCATGTAAACATAAATGATGTGCTAGAGTAGTTGAAGGCCAACTAGAGTATACACCCATAGGAGTACCTACACTATAGTAGATATCTTGTGAGTTTGAATTTTGATTATATTTAAATGGTTTTGACACCATTAAGTACGACCAAGATTCTGCATACTCCTTACCAAACCTAGTTTCAATTAAAGATTGAACATAAGATATTGGAAATCTGTCAGTAAAGGCTGTCAAGTCAATACTGGCAAAATAATCCCAATCTTTTATTTTATCTTTATAAGATGACTGGTCAAAAGTACAATCTTGAGGAATCTTAGTTAGCACCCTGTTAAGGTAGGTATGTAAGGGTTTAATTGAAGTCTGCGTAAAGTAATCGCAGACTGCAATTACTCTTACTTTATCTTCCTTATCAGAGAACCAACTAAGTTTTCTTAAGGTTTTACTTTTGTGAGGAAAAACAACCTTGATAAACTCGGAATTAGTGTCAAGATAATTGATTATATCACTTATCTTGGACCCTCCAACATTTATTAAGTGTTGCTTATCTTCACTTGTTAAGTTATAAAAATCATTCATTGAAGAATAAAGAGCATGACCGTTCGGTCCACTCTTTGTTGTCCAATGGTAATTCTTAAACCTAACAGGACCAAGGAAATCTTTACCTAACTTTGTATAACCCAGAGATCTCCAAAATAACTCAGAATTATCTGGTAATAACCGGGTACCTGAAAAGGTAGCTGTTATTGTAGATAAATCTGGTTTATTTCCGAGACTTAATGCTCTTGTACAGTATAAAATTGTCAAGGTCAACTGAATTACTTCAGGTGACTCTGATCTAATATACGGTATCAAGGGCCCTAAGGCTCTAGGTATACAATCCTTAGTTAAAGATATACCTTCTAGTCTTTTATTTGATGTATCTTTCGAGAGAAAGATTAACAAGGAAGTTCTCACTTTCTTGATATAGTCAAAGAGGAAATCATTACCTCGATGACTAACATTAATTAATTTTTCGATAAGAGGTTTGAATTTTGACAAATTACAAGGAGCAGATACATAAAATGTATCTGTTATCCAACTAACCATAATGAAAGCTAATTGGAATAAGCGTAAAAACTTATTCTTTTTATTTTTCATTTTTGTTAGGTGATTTGTTCA